TCTCTGGCACTATGACTGTTGGTGGTACTCTTACCTTTACTGACGGTGAGTTTGTTGATGTGTCAGTCAACGGTGTGGCACTGGTTGCTGGCACCGACTACAACACAGACACTGCTAACACAATTGCTGGCCTGTCTGCCCTGTCTGCGAACGACCAAGTAGAGATTGTTGTCTACGATACGTTCAGTGTGTTTGGAGGTAACGTCGACGCTGATTTTACTGTTAGCAATGGCACACTAACTGCTGGCACAGTGGACATAAATGGCGGTGCTGTAGACGGGACCACCATCGGTGCAGCTAGTGCAAGCACGGGTGCGTTTACCACAATATCTGCTTCTGGCAACGTAGATTTTAACGGTGACTTAGACGTTGATGGCACTACTAACCTTGATGTTGTGGATATTGACGGTGCTGTAGATATGGCAACTACATTAGCTGTCGGGGGTGTAGTAACTGCAAACGCAGGAGTTGTTGTTGATAACATCACGATTGATGGCACGGAAATTGACTTGAGTTCTGGTAACTTAACACTTGATGTGGCTGGTCAGATTATTCTTGATGCTGACACTCAAGGCTCTGGTAATGGTGTTTTGCTGAAAGATGATGGGACACTGTATGGGTCAATTTTTAGAAGTAGCAGTGATTTACATATTAAATCTGAAGCCTCAGACGAAGACATGATTTTTATGGGCAACGATGGTGGCTCAGAAATTACGGCTCTTACATTTGATATGTCTGAAGCTGGTTTTGCTACGTTTAATGCTGGTGCAACAATACCCGGAATAATTAATGTAGGCTCCGTTGGTGCATCTGGTGGAACCGCTGGTGAGATTGCGTTTGGCGGTGTGGGCGGCAGCATTGACGGCTTTCGTATTCGCAACACACAAGGCAACTATTTAGAATTGAGTGCAGTGTCGAGCGGCAACTCAGCAGTGTTAACAAACACAGGAGTTTTCCTTGTTGGTAAGACTTCCGACAGTATCGCAAACAATGGCATATCACTGGCAGGTTCAGGAACAGGCGGCGGCTTTTTAAGTGTAACAAATGATGGTAATGCGTGTGCCACTTTTAACCGTAAATCAAGCAGCGGTGATATTATTACATTTAGTGAGGATGGCTCAAAGGTTGGCGCAATCGGAAGCAACTCTGGACAAAGTTATTTTTTCACAGCGAATGATGCTGGTTGTGGTATTGCTTATGGAAGTGATAATGCTTTTCCTTCTAACGGTTCCGGTGCTTTAAGCGATAACTCAAAAGATTTAGGTGGTGGAGCAACTCGTTGGGATGATGTTTTTGCTACTAACGGCACTATTCAAACGTCTGATGAAAATGAAAAGCAAGATATTGCCAGCTTAACAAGCGCAGAGATAATTGCTGCAAAAGCCATCAGCGCACTATTCAAAACATTTAAATGGAAAGACAAGGTTGTTGCTAAAGGTGATGCAGCCCGTATCCACGCGGGTGTTGTTGCCCAAGAGGTACAGAAAGCTATGTCTGACGCTGGCCTAGATGCAACAAAGTATGCGTTCTGGTGTAGCAACACTTGGTGGGAGACAAGTGAAGAGATTGCTGCTGTTAAGGCTGTTGAGGAAAAGCTGGATAAAGATGGCAACGTAATTACTGAGGCTGTAGAAGCCAAAGACGCCTACACCGCCATACACACATACAACACAGAAAGTGAAGCACCAGAGGGCGCAACCAAACGTACACGTTTAGGTATTCGCTACCCAGAATTGCTGGCTTTCATCGGCGCAGCGACGGAGCAGAGATTATCAGATATTGAGAAACGAATTACTGCTTTGGAGAGCGCATAATGAGTAGGGCAAGAGACTTAGCTGACTTCAATTTTGACGGTAAGGCTGTCACAATCAACGAGTCTAGTGCTGACTTAGACTTCCGTGTTGAGTCTGACAACTTAGATGACGCACTGTTTGTTCAAGGTTCAGATGGAATTGTTGGGGTGGGGACAAAAACTCCTGCTGTTGCTTCTGGCTACGGTATGCAAATTCACAATGATACAAGCGGCGCACAGACTAGATTATCTCTCACTAACAATAGCACGGGGTCTGCTTCATCTGATGGTATGCAGCTAGTTATTGAAAACGGAGGTAGTGCGCTTATTGAACAACGTGAGGCTCAACATCTTGGTTTTGCAACATCTGCTTCTGAACGGATGAGAATTGACACTGACGGTAATCTGCTGGTTGGCAAGACCTCTCTTGAGTATGACAGCAACGCTGGGCATATCTTCCGTGCTGATGGACTGCAAAGTTCAATCCGAAGCGGAGGCAATGTTGCTGACTTCAATAGGCTGTCTGATGACGGTGAAGTCATTAGGGTTTCTAAAGACGGCACAACGGTTGGGTCAATCAAAGCTGGAAACGGTGATTTACTAATCGGCACAGGCGCGGTTAACCTGCGCTTTTTCGATGCAACCCCAGCGGTTATCCCCCGTACAGCAGCAGATGGCACATCAAATGGTGCGATTGACCTTGGTAATTCCAGCAATCATTTCCAAAACGCCTATTTCACTGGCACTGTTTTCGCTGAAGCGTTTACTGGAAGAGACGATACAGACACATCAATCCAAATGACTGGCTCTAACATAATCAAGTTTTTTACTAACAGCAGCGAGAAAATGAGGCTGGACCAAGATGGAAAACTTTTACTGGGAACTACCTCAACGATTGCTGGCGCACACATATCCCACTTATACGACTCAGTTAATGGTTCTGGGATAACTTTAAAATCTACCGACTCAAGCGGCAACACACATAATCAAGTTATATTTGATAGAAATGGTTCTACTGTTGGCACTATTTCAACAACAGCTTCAAACACAGCATACGGCACAACTTCTGACCGCCGTTTAAAATCTAACATTCAAGACGCTGAATCCGCATCCGATAAGATAGACGCACTACGAGTGAGGCAGTTTGATTGGAACGTGGACGGCAGTCATCAGGATTATGGCCTGATTGCACAGGAGCTAGAGCCGATTGAGCCATTAGCTGTGACAGGCGATGCCGACAGCGATGAGATGATGGGCGTGGATTACAGCAAATTGGTTCCAATGTTACTGAAAGAAATCCAAGAATTGCGTAGTCGTGTGGCTGCGCTTGAAGCCAACTAAAGGAGTAAACGATGGCAACGACAATAACCTTTGAATATCCGCAACTAGACCGTGTTGCCAAAGAGGGCGACAAGGTTGACGTTGTTCAAACAATACACTGGAGAGTAAACTGCGTTAGTGACAGTGATAAAGACGCTGATGGCAACTTTCTCACGGCAACCATGTACGGCACAGTCGCCACTCCTATGGAGGAGGGTGCATCTTTTGTAGCATACAACTCAATCACCAAAGATTGGTGTAAAGAAAAGGTCTTGGCTAGTATGGGTAAGACAGAAGAAGAACTAAAGGCCGTTCTTGACGCTAGTATCGCAGAACAGAAGACCCCATCAGTTCTAACTGGGACACCATCTAGCTGGTAGAATACTAATGTTCGGTGAGTTTCCAATATGTGAAAAGGCTATAGCAGACCAAGGCGTGTTGTTTTTTGGGTCTGCTGATTTCATTGGAACAACCGTTGCTGTAAATGTTGGAGTTGGCATCCTTACTGGTGTGGCAACTATCACAGCACAGTTTGATCAGACAACTACAGCAGCAGCCACAGTCGTAGGCGCACAAACGCTCAACTTTCAATTTGATCAGACGGCTGCGGCAAACACAGTAAAAGAGGCTACTCAATCTGTTACATCAGAATTTAGTCAAGAAACAAACACTAGCGTTATATTTTCTGCTGTATCAAGCATGGACTACTCTTTTACACAGACGACAACAGGAGCTTTGCTGTGGGAACCAGTGGATGCCTCTGCTACAACAGAGAATTGGTCATCTATCACGCATACGGGTGACACATGGACAGAAATCTCTGGTAATGATACAACAGAAACATGGACAGAAACGGTGGTTTAAATGGCAAGCTCATATACAGCTAATCTAGGTATAGAAAAACCTGGTTCCGGCGAACAGGCAGGAACTTGGGGAACTACCACCAATACAAACTTTGACATCATTGACCGTGCTATAAACGGTGTTTTAAGTCTGTCCTTAACTGGCACGACCACTACGCTGACCACTACGGATGGATCACTATCTGATGCTGGACACAAAGTTTTGGTGCTTGCTGGGTCACCCTCTGGAACTAACACGATTACGATTGATCCGAATGATCAAGACAAGGTGTATCTTGTAAAAAATGGTTCTGGTCAAACAGCCACCTTTACACAAGGCAGTGGAGGCAACGCTTCTGTTTCTGACGGAGAAACTGCTTGGATTTTTGCAGATGGTGCGGGTTCAGGGGCGCAGGTTCAAAAAGCTGTTTTTGACATTGTGGGGGACACCTCTCCGCAGTTGGGTGGTAGTCTCAGCACTAATAATAATAATATTACGTTTGGAGATAGCAGCGGTGCTTCTGATGACCGCCTGACTTTTGGTGCTGGAACAGATTTGTCTATATACCACGATGGTACAGACAACCATGTGGATGTTGCAGGAACTTTAACAATAGATGGTTCTGGGGAGACACTCGCCAAATTTATTGATGATGGCGCTGTAGAACTTTATCACAATAACACTAAACGGATAGAAACAGACTCTGCGGGTGTTACAGTAACGGGGCAGATTACCATAACTGGTAGTAGCATCGTGCTTGAGGGCGCAACTTCAGATGCCCATGAAACTACTTTAACCGTTACGGACCCCACGGCAGACCGCACAATAACATTCCCTAATTCTTCTGGAACCGTGGCCCTAACCTCAGATGTATCTGCGTCATTACCCAGCGGAACCGTTGTTCCATTTGCAGGGTCATCTGCACCTACTGGATATTTGTTAGCGCAAGGTCAGGCGGTTAGTAGATCTACATACTCAGATCTGTTTTCTGCGATAGGGACTACATACGGCACAGGAGACGGCAGTAGCACTTTTAATCTGCCAGACCTTAGAGGTCGCGTAGTTGCTGGTAAGGATGACATGGGCGGTTCCTCCGCTAATCGCCTAACAGATCAGACGGGCGGTCTTAATGGTGACACGCTTGGTGATACAGGTGGTTCAGAAACTCATACTCTTACAGAGGCTCAACTAGCCGCACACACTCACGGGGCGGGATCGTATACCGCTGCACTTACAAGTGGAAGCAATAGCAGCCAAGGGGGTTTCGGGAATCAAGGAAACGATAGCACTAATAATCTCACCGTTTCTGGCACAAGTGGAAGCACTGGTAGCGGTAGCGCACACAACAACGTACAGCCAACAATCATCTTAAACTACATAATCAAAACGTAATGCCATTAACAAAGTTACAGTTTAGACCGGGTGTAAATAGAGAAATCACTTCGTATAGCAACGAGGGTGGGTGGAACGACTGTGACAAAATTAGGTTTCGTTTTGGTTATCCAGAAAAACTAGGTGGTTGGGAGAAATATTCCGGTTCAACTTACCTTGGCTCTGCTCGTGCGTTACACAACTGGATTGCACTAGATGGATCTAATTATCTTGGTGTAGGCACACACTTAAAATACTACATCGAAGAGGGTCAGTCTTTTAATGACATAACCCCTATACGAGAAACAACAAGCTCTGGCGATGTAACCTTTGCAGCCACCAACGGTAGCACGACACTCACTGTAACTGACGCGAGTCATGGTGCAGTCGAGAATGACTTTGTTACTTTTTCTGGTGCAGCCACGTTAGGTGGCACCATTACTGCCGCAGTTTTAAACATTGAGTACCAGATAGTTCGCATCATTGATGCCAACAGCTATGAGATCACAGCATCTGTTGCGGCAAATAGTTCTGACTCTGGCAATGGTGGCAGCAGTGTCGTTGGTACTTATCAGATTAACGTGGGTTTGGATACATCTGTAGGAGGCACAGGTTGGGGTGCTGGTGCATATGGCGGTACGACAACCACTGCCTTGCAGACAACCATAAACGAGGGTGGTACGTTTTCTGACTCCGACACCACTTTAACTGTTACCAGTGGTACAGGAATTGCCGCTGATGATTTTATCTTAATAGACACAGAAATACTTAAAGTAACTAACGTATCAACAAACGATCTGACTGTTACAAGAGCGCAATCAGGAACTGAAGCCTCTACTCATGCTAACGGAGCCACTGTCTTTCTTATCTCTGGTAACGCAAACTCTGACTCTGATTTTTCTGGGTGGGGTGACGCTGCCTCCGGTGGTTTGACAACAACCACGCAGATACGACTGTGGTCACATGATAACTTTGGCGAAGACTTACTTTTAAACCCGCGTGATGGCGGCATTTATTATTGGGACAGAACAAACAACACCTCAACTAGGGCTGTCGAAGTGTCCACACTTTCCGGCACAAAGACCAGCATACCGCAGATTGCAAAGCAGGTTTTGGTATCAGACCAAGACAGGCACGTTATAGCCTTTGGATGTGATGCTGTGAATTCAAGCAGTTCTGCCAATCAGGGCAACGGGGTCCAAGATCCACTACTCATCCGCTTTTCTACACAAGAAGATCCGTTAGTGTGGTTTCCAGCCGCTACCAACACAGCGGGTGATCTTAGACTTGGTGCAGGCTCTACGTTTATGCAAGCCTTGGAAACAAAACGTGAGATCCTTGTGTGGACAGACACAGCCTTAAACTCTATGCGGTTTATCGGCCCACCATTTACGTTTGGCCTACAGCAGTTAGCATCTAATATTACGATAATGAGTCCGAATGCTGCGGCAGCAACAGAGGACGTTGTATACTGGATGGGTATTGACAACTTCTACGTCTATGCTGGACAGACGCAATCTTTGCCTTGCCCTGTAAAAGACAAGATATTCTTAGACTTTAACCATGAGCAGTCTGACAAAGTTGTATCAGGTGTGAACTCAGAGTTTTCTGAGGTATTCTGGTTCTATCCTAGTGCAAGCAGTTCAGACAATGATAAATATGTTGTCTACAACTACGGCGAAAAGGTCTGGTATTTTGGTTCTATGGTTAGAACTGCATGGCTTGACAGAGGAACTAGACAAGATCCGTTAGCAGCGGGGTCTCAGTACATATTTAGGCATGAGGTTGGCTATGATGATGACGGTTCTGCCATGTCATCCTTTATTGAGTCTTCGCCCATAGACATCGGTGATGGTGACAAGTTTGCCTATATCAGCAAAATAATACCTGACTTGACCTTTGACGGGTCAACAGGATCAGTAGACCCACAGGCTACATTTACAGTAAAGTCTAGAAACTTTCCTGGTGTTGCTTTTTCTAGCACAGACTCCGGCGATGCAGTAAGAAGCTCATCATCACCTGTTGAGTTGTTTACAAGCCAATTACATGTAAGATCACGAGGCAGGTCATTTGCCCTACGAGTAGAGTCCTCGACCCTTGGCACACGGTGGAAGCTGGGCAGTCCTCGTGTGGATGTGCGACAGGATGGGAGACGCTAATGTCATCGAATCAGATTGCACCACCTAGACTGCCGGAGGCACCATCCGAGTATTCTACGGCCTATATGCAGGACTTGTTGAGGGCGCTTGAGACATTCATTGCACAAGAGCGCAACCCTGGCGAGTTGCGTGGTACAAAGATTACGTTGACTAACCTGCCGACAAGCGCAACTGGACTTGAAACAGGCGCTCTGTATAATGACAGTGGTACTGTGAAGGTGGTGACCTGATGGGGCTATTTAGCAAACTTACAGATGCAATAAAGGATGCCGCCCCAGTCATCGGTGGAGTTGTTGGGTTTGGTCTTGGCGGTCCAGTGGGCGCGGGCATTGGTTCAGGAATCGGTGGCCTGGTAGCAGGACAAGATGTTGACCAGGCTATGAAAACAGCACTGATTGGTGGAACGCTTGGCTATGGGGCAAGAGCAGCAGGATTTGCGCCTGCCTCGGCGGGGGGATTTATGCCTCAGTTTGTTGGACCAAAAGCTGCAACAGGATTTAGTATAACAGGAGCGCCAACTTCAGCAGCATCTGTTGTAAACACCGCTGCTGTGGAGGACATTGGTGCCCAACCCTCTGGAATATTCGGCAATCTGTTTACTGACATGACCACAGGACAGAAACTTGCGCTCGGTCTTGGTGGTCTTGGTGCCGTTGCAGCATTGACACAGGACGAGGAAGAAGAATTTGAGCGTAGACCGGAACCTGTAGGCGAGATGTTTGACATAACATCACGGTCCAGGGACGAAGATCGAACTTTGTTTTTGACTGATCCAGAAGACTTGGCTCAGTATCAAAGGGAGCTTGCTGGAACTCCGTTTATGCCGCCAATATCTCGCATGCACGGTGGGGAGGTCCACGGACCAGGGACTGGGACATCTGATTCCGTGCCTGCTAGACTATCCGACGGTGAGTTTGTACTAACCGCTAAAGCTGTTCGTGGTGCTGGAGGGGGAGATAGAGATATCGGTGCGGCACGAATGTATGATATGATGTCCGAATTGGAGGCACAGGCGTAATGGCTACATCAACAGTTGAACAGGTAACACGGCTACCACAATTCCAGGAACAATTTCTGGCTAATCTTCTGACCTCGGCTCAAGGCTTGTTCAAGCCGACAGAAGAGGGCGGTCTTGGTTTGACAATGCCTTTTGCTGAAGCAAAGCAAGCAGGCTTTGGTGCAGGGCAAACGGCAGCTATCGATGCTGCCATGTCTGGGGTCGGTGCTTATCAGCCATTCTTGCAGCAGGCACAAGAGGGTCTGACTGGTGCTATGCAAACAGCCGCTGGCGCAGGCATGACTCCAACGGCTTATCAAGACTACATGGATCCATTTCTTGAGGATGTTGTTCAACGGGCACAGTCAGACATTGCACGTCAAGGACGGATGCAGGAGAACCAACTTGGTGCGCAGGCTGTGGGTGCAGGTGCGTTTGGAGGATCAAGGCAGGCCATTGCGGAAGGTGAACTTGGCAGAAATGTGTTGGAGCAGCAGGCTCGCACAGGCGAAAGACTGCGCAGTGCAGGTTTTGCGCAAGCATCACAACTGGCACAGCAGGCAGCTAACCAGCAGTTACAACAGGCACAACTTGGTGGAGCTTTAGCACAAGGTATTGCAGGTCTTGGTCAGCAAGCACAACAGATGGGTGTACAGGATATCAACACACTGTTGGGTATTGGTGGATTGCAACAGCAGCAAGCACAAACTGGCCTTAACATTGAACAACAAAACTTGTTGGCGCAGCAGCAGCTTCCGTTCCAACAGCTAGGCTTCTTGTCAGACATTTTCCGTGGTGTTCCGGCGTTACAACAGACTACATCAACGACACAAACACCACCACCTAGCCCGCTGACACAGGGTATTGGTCTGTTGGGTGCAGGTCTGTATGGCGGGTTGTTTAACCCAATGTTTGGAGGAACAGCCTGATGATGCGGAATCCACTATCTCGTAGAATGTTTACCAATCCTCAACAGCGTAGGCAGATGTCTCGCATGCCTTCAGGTATTTTGGCATCCGGGCCAAACGTGATGAGGGCTGCTATGCAGCAGGAGCCTGTTAAAATGAGACATGGTGGGTATCATCCCCCCGCGTTGCCACAAGAAGGCAGCGGAATTAATATTATAGATTTCCTAAATAAAAATATTCTTGGTCCCAACTTACAAATTGGTGGAAGTTCAACCCAACAAGAAGGAGCAACAGGAACCTCTACAAGTTCTACAAGTTCTCCAAAGCCAAAACCAAAACCAAAACAAGTGGTCCTTGGACAGGTAACCGATCAGCCTGCTGCCCTTAACACATTTAGTACAGCAGTCCCAGGAGAGGTGCGACCAGACTTGAATCTAACGAGCAGAAAAAAACCGGACTCAACAGTAGGGTCTGAAGTGACTGGTCGCCTTGGTGCCCTTGATGCGTTACTTAAGAACCAAGACTCTAAAAATAAAACAACAAAAGAATATATCGACGATGCTAAAAATATATTGAAAGAGTACGGTATCGAAGCACCTGACCTTAAAAGTCGCCGTGACATGCGCATCATGGAATTTTTCTTAAACATGGCAGCGGGTCAATCACCTGATGCCGCTACCAATGTTGCACAAGCGGCACAAACATCTGTTAAAGGTTATGGTGAAGATGTACGCGACTTTGAGGAGGCAGAACAAAAGCTTGCTCTTGCTGGTGTTGAGATGGGCCTAACTAAGGAGGCTCGGGAAGAAGCTAAAGAGCAAGCTATACTTCTTAAAAAGTATGATATTGCCGCTGACATATTTGATAAAATTAATGACATACCAGACAAGTCTCAGCAGATTAAAGTTCTTATGGATCAATACGATGTGGGTCAAGAAGATGCAATTAAAATGGTGTATCCAGGACGCACAAGCACCTCTCAATACGGAGATAAACGTCAAGATCTTATTGATGACGGTCACAGCCCATTAGGCGCAACCTATCTTGCTCTCGGTGGTGCAACATTGTTGGGTCAATTAGCGGACGGCACCAGCATGCTAGGTGATCAGCTTGCAAAACTTGCTAAAGAGCAAGGCGTAACACTGACACCCTTGGATAAGAGTATCTTTAATATCCCTAGCGATGACATTGATTTAACATCATAGGGGTCTGCTATGGCTAGAACCATCCAATACAGGGGCAGATCAATAAAAGTCCCGGACGACATGTCGGACGAGGAAGCCCAACGCCGCGTTGATCAAATACTTAGTTCTGAGCCACAAGAAGAACTCGTAGCCAAGGGCAGAACTGTGGACCCGGCTACGGAGTCCGAAGGCACGTTTCAAGAAATCGCTGAAGGTATTGGCTCTGGCGTTACCAGAGGTCTCCAGGGGGTTGCTGAAGTTGGTGGCATGGCAATCGATGGTATATTTGACACGAATACTTTGGGAGCCATCGGGCAAGCCGGAGATGATGTTAGAGAGGCTCTTGGACTTGACCCTGTAGGCATAGCTGGAAAAGGCGCAGAAATTGTTACACAGTTTGTAATTCCTGGTCTGGGTGCAGCCGGAGTCGTATCCAAAGTTACTAAATTAGGTAAATTAGAAAAAGCAATCCGACAACAAGGACGCGGCAAGGTTGCTGAAATTGGACCGCCACTTCCCTCCAGGCTAACAACTGGTCAACAAGCAAAGTTGAGAGCGCAGCAAGCCGGAGCCGCAGCCTTGGTTGATGCTGCTGTCGCCGAAGATGGCTTTACAACCATCGGTGACTTTGTTGAAGGTGGACCAACACTCACAGAAAAAGACATAGGTCTTAGTGGCAGAGCCGAAGCTGGTCGTCAGTTTAGAAACAAAGCTCGTATAGCTGGCGAAGCTGGTGCCCTTGCGATGGCCTTTCCATATTTATTAAGCACAACTGCCCTTGCAGCCAAGCCAGCATTGTTTTTAACAGGTGAGTTACTTGCTCCTGCTGCTACGACCACAAAAGAAACATTGAAAAAAATATCAGAAGTCGTGGGCGACTCTGAAACTGCGAAGGCAATAGGAGACATCACGGTCCCAAGAGTCTTTACGAGTAGAGCGGGCGCGGACGTGGATACAACCGTTGCTGATGTGTATGAGGGTGTGAAGGCAAGGTTTAGATTTAGAGGCAATCTTACTGCCGAGGCTGCTGAAAAACGTGCAGATGTTCAAGGGTTTATTGAAAGTCAAGCCAACCAAGCAGCGTATGTTATGCGCAACCTTGAACGAGAAATGAAAAAAGTATTTAAAGGTGCCGAGGAGGTTGATTTAGAGGGTTTTGGACAACTGTCTAGGACAGAGGTTTTGAATGGCATATATGCATACTTAACCAGGGATCCATCTTTTGTAGAGGGAGCCACTACCAGACGGGCGGCTCTTCGTTTTGCTGTCAGGAATCGCCGAGCATTAAACCCCAATAGCTCAGAAGATTTAGTGCAAGCTCTACCTGAGTTTGTTCAAAAGTCGGCTCTTGCAATGCGCAAACAGATTGATGACTTATCTGCCCGTGTTTTAAACAGTGACTACGGCACACAAAATGTATCGCAACAAGTAAGAGATGAGATTGCTGGAAACTTTGGTAAGTATTTACGTCGTAAGTACAGAGTTTTTGACGATCCAGATGCGTACTTTGCGTCACAGGAGTACAGGCAAAACAGGCGACAGGTTGCACAGTTCTTACAAGACAATCCAAATGCTGCCCGTAATCTTTACAATAAAATTGTGTCAGAAGCAGATTTAGGGGACGTTATGGATGCTGACGCCCCTGTAACACCCAGAGTTATCAATGACATCATCGATACATTTGTAAACAGATACAGAACTAAAAAGGGATTTTTACAGGGAAGTGAAACACTGTCTCGTACAGCTAGACGTAAGATGAAACGTGATGTTTTTCAGCCAAGGAAGTTGGATCAAGAAGTTCTTAAAAAGTTATTAGGTGAAGTAAAAAGTCCTGAACAAGCATATTTACAAACTGTGGGTGACCTCGCTGAGACCATAGCCTTGGATGACTTTTATGGATTCTTGCGTCAAGGTCGGGGCAGACTTGGCCTTCGTGATGCTCAAGGTGCTAGACCTCGTATTGGTGGCGACGACATCATTGATGGTGAGGTGTATGATACGTTGTCTTTAAGTCAGAGGGCACAGTATGAGGAACTATCGGACACAGGTTTTGGTTCGCTAACATCAGCAGGAAGAGAGGCACCACCTGAGTCTAGAACTTTTGCAAAAAGGGCCGTTTACAATGACCTAACTAGAAATGTTAGACAGCACAGACCTGTGCTTAATCTTGCTTTTAGTGCGTTCATGTTGGGCAAAGGTTTTTCACAAAAAGTAAAAACTGTATACAGTCCTATTACACAGATCAGAAACCTAACATCTGCTGCCTTGTTTGCCCTGGCTCAAGGTAACGTGGGGCGCGGAGCAAATGTTTTTGAGTCCGTAGATTTGGTTCTTGAAAACATCAGAAAAACATCTCCAGACGAACGAGCAGAATTTTTCCGAGAGTTGCAAGAACTTGGTGTTGTCGGAACTCAAGCTCAACTTCGTGAGCTTGAGCGTGTTATTGAAGATGGTTTATCAAGAGCCTCGGATGATGAAATCGACACGTTTGGTGTTCACCTTGGACAGAAGAAGTCTCGTAGTCGAGGAGGCAAGTTTCTTGCGGGAATAGACAAGAAAGCGCGAGACTTATATCAAGGTGGCGATGATATATGGAAGATATATAACTTTGACTTTGAGCGCAGTAAAATTATCAACGCTTTTGGTGGAGACATAGATGCGGCTAATCAATTTGCAAGGTCACAAGGTTATGAAAAAGGCTTGAATGGTTATGCTGCGGATATAGTTAAGAACACAGTTCCAAACTATGAACGTGTGCCTGAATTTATTCAAAGTCTTCGCAAGCTGCCTATTGGTAACTTCATAGCATTTCCCGCTGAAATTGTTCGCACTTCGGCAAACACTATTGGTCGTGCGATTGAAGAAGTTCAGTTGGGTGCGCGGATGCGGAACCAAGGTCGAGAGACAGGCAACCAGGCTTTGATTGACCAAGGTAATCGGATTCGGGACATTGGAAAACGCAGACTCAACGGATTTGCTGGCACTGTGTTTGTTATGGGTCCAGCACTACAAGAGGCCGCATTATATGCAAATGATCTGTCCCGTGATACCATAGATGCGTTACGAGAGATTGCCGCACCTTGGAGTAAGAACAGTACACTTATTCCTACATCTGTAGACAAGGATGGTAAGGTTGTTGGCTATGTAGACTACAGCTTCACAAACCCATACGACTACTTACAGCGCCCCGTAAGAGCAGTTTTAAATGCGATTAATGATGGTCGTGAGTTAGATCTTGATGCGACAGATGTAGCACTAAAAGCAGCGGGGGGAGTCATATCGGAAATGTTGGGTCCGTTTGCAGAGGAGTCAATTATTACAGAACGCATCCTTGACTTACGCAATGGCACGACAAAAACTGGCGCTAAAGTATGGAGGTCTAACGATACACCTGGAGAAAAAGCTGCAAAGGGTATATTTCATGTCGCAAAAGCTTTTGAACCAACAATTTTCACAGAAACATTTGGTGTTGTCCCACAAATAACGCCAACAGGTGACGTAGATTACTTCCCACCTGGTCGTCTTGTTACTTCGTTTTTGAAGGAGGATGGCCTTGATACTCGTGGTAATGTTCGCCTGGTATCAGAAGAGATTCTTCGTCAATTAACTGGTATTGGTGAAGTAAAGGTTAATCCTAAAACGTCATTGTTATACAGAACATACGAACACAACACGGCATCTAGACAGGCGCAGTCTAATTTTAACAGGCAGCTTCGTGCTTTTGCCCGCACTGTTGAAGATCCAAATCAAATAATTGAAAACTATAGACGCGAGAACGAACGTAAATTTAGAACTTTTAACAAGGCGTATCGTTTAATCGAAAATATGAAAACTCTTGGTATGGATGAAAGAGAGATTAGACGTGCCGCCAAGGAGTTTACTTTTGCAGGCTACAAAAAAATAATGCGCGGTAGGTTTGATCCTTTAAAAATTGATACTAAAATTATGGCTCAAATTTCTAAAGCTTATAAGGATAGAGGTCAAAAGTTTGATAGACTAGGAATACAACGTGAGTTGTTAAAAATAAGAAAAGAATACATAAGAAAACCACTTAGCGCAGAGGGTAATTTAGAAAGGGCAGAACGCCCGATAGTTTCGTTTAATAGTCCCGGCAAAACAATTTTTGAAGGCGAAGCTAAACAGTCAGATCAAGTGTCTGCCGTGGAAAGTTCCTCCGCCACAGCAGAGCCGGGAGCCGCGTTAGGGGCGGCTCCCGTGCAAACAGCACAGGTATCTAATGCAGCGGCTACGATCTCCGATCCACGGACCAGGGATTTGTTTGAACGACTACGAGGGGTGGGTTAATATGTGGAGTTGGATAAAAAAGATATTGTTAAGCAAACACACAGGCGATATGAGCCAGCACAGAGTTCATACTACTAAGTATGAAGACCTGTGCATGTAACGAGGTTAGCTATGAACAAAGATAGATTGCGCGAGGAAATTGCAGAGGACGAGGGCTGCAAGTACGAAATTTATTTGGATCATCTTGGTCTACCCACAACGGGTATCGGTCATTTGATTACAGAGTCGGACGAAGAACACGGCAAGCCTGTCGGTACAGTGGTCGAGCAAGAGCGGGTCAAACGACTGTTTAATCTGGACATGGCTGTCACGGTTGAGGAGTGCAAAATTCTGTACCCAGACTTCGATGAGTTACCCGAAGAGTGTCAGCACATAATTGCAAACATGATGTTCAACATGGGCAGGCCAAGACTTAGCAAGTTTAAGGGTATGAAACGTGGTGTGGACGCTCGTGACTTTATGGCAGCAGCCGACGAGATGGTCGATTCCAGGTGGTATACTCAGGTTCCCAACCGCGCAAGACGCTTGGTCGAGCGTATGCGGGCACTTGCAGAGCTTCAGTAAGTAACTAAAATCATTGAATAAAAATAGCGATTCTCGTGGACTTCGTTAACGAGTGTCGTGTCCTAGTACCTTGAGGTCGCTGAGAATCGATGTTTTTGAGTTAGGCGCTACGATTGCGTCACATCTAGCCCCCCTAACGTAGTGTATTTTTCCTATGTAGGGGTCGTTCATTATTGACACGGTCATTTCAGCAAGTCTGTCGTTACAAACAGCAATGTTTTTATATGGTCCACGATCATCCTGTGCCAGGAAACATGCGTTTGGTGTTTCAATAAAACAAACCAATAAATTTGCTATGAACAAAAACTCAGTCATTGTCTATCGGGAGCCACACGAGATAGAAGGCATTACAGTTTGGGCAACTTAAATTAGATTCAAGCATAGCCTCACCGTCATCACCCTCTGCGTCGTGATCCCCACCCCATATTAATTCATGCTCACAATGGAAACACTTAATCATCCTACCTGCCCCCAGTTGTCACCAAGCTCGGCGTCTACTTCAAAAGGTACATTCAATCCTTCAACACAAGTAGTCATAATGTCTAAGATTGTATTAACCTCCTCCGGGTCATCAATACTAAAGCATAGCTCATCATGCACAGTTAGCATAGGTGTTAGACCTGCGGCATAACAATCAACCATTGCTTTCTTTGTTTGGTCTGCACTTGATCCTTGTATTAGCCTATTCAAGGCTTTGTATGTAAACGCCCTGCGTATCATACCTTTGCCGCCATACTCTTTAGCAGCTTGTTCTAGTGGCAGCGCCTTGTTATAGCCATAGGAGCGCGGCTCCCACATATCAAATCTACATTTTCTGCCAAGCCATGTCCGTATGACACCATTCTTTTGTGCCTGGTCCATAGCTAAATCCGCTATGCCTTTAACAAAGGGAACCTTTTCATGATATTGATCAAGTAAAACCTTAGCATCGTCTTCTGTGATGTCCAGTGTGCCTGCTAATTTCTTACGCCCCATACCGTACATGATACCAAGGTTAACTGTCTTGGCCTCCTTGCGTGTAATACCCGCCAAGTCTGCAACCATTTGGTGGAAATCTGCATCGCCCTTGTGGTACATTGCTATGACATTATCAATCTGGGGGTCTCGTCTAACGCCCGTCAGTTGACCACAGTAGTGTGCCAGCCAACGAGGCTCTTGTGAGGCATAGTCAAAGCTGCCCCACTTGCAGCCCTCCTCTGGTATAAACAAACCCCGTATCATTTTTTTAATTTCGGGGTCTCTCGCTGGCAACTGTTGGAGATTCGGATGGGACGAAGAAAATCGTCCGGTAACTGTGCCCCCTTCATCTGTACGAAGAGGGTGAAAATCACAATGGATACGACCATTATGCGCATGCTCAAGAATAGTTTCGACAAATGTTGTGTTGGCTTTGTTAAACTCACGAAGGCGTACAATCTTTTGTGCGATAGGGTGCGTATGGTTCGCAAGAAAAGCCTTTGTAAAGGAGGGCGCATTAGAACCTTTTGTCCTGTTGTAAGAAAGACCGAGACTGTCAAACACCTTTGCTACAGATGCAGCGGCCCAAGGCTCAATGGCAATGCCAGTGACTTCCTTTATTTCTTCAAGTAAGGCGTCCTCTCTTTTCTGTAAGCTGCCTTTTATAATTTGTGCCTTGTCAACGTCAACACGAACACCCTTTGTTTTCATGTCTAACATTACAGGCAACAACGATGTTTCCAACTCAAAAATTCCTGCAACCTCATCCATGCTTATGTCAGAACGTAGCCGATCCCACAGGCGTAATGTGACGCGAGCGTCTTGCTCTGCGTACCTGCCTACAAATGAGGAGTGTAGCTTCCACATCTCACTTTTAGGATCCACACCATGCATGGAGGCAGCAGCCTTCAGCATCTTTTCGTTCTTCCACTCGCCAAGATATTCGCCTGCCAACGAGTTTAAGTTATAGAATCTGCGATTTTCATTGAGCAGCGGGGCTGCAATCATTGTATCAATAATCTTGCCTTTAACCTCAACACCAGCCCAACGCAACCAACCAAGGTCATACATGGCGTTGTGCATAATCTTCTCAATCTTAGGTGTATCCATTTGTTTTTTGAGCCAGTTTAACACAACCTTTTCAGGCATGTTGCCACCACCCTTGTGACGTATAGGGAAGTAACCAACAAAGTCCCCAGCGGCTACAGCAAAGCCAATGACGAAGCCGTCATTGCGGCACCACCCCGGCCCAAGAGTTAACAAGTTAGGATCACAAGTTTCTAAATCTATCGCTATGCGATCACACGACGTAAGATCGGGAAGCGAGGCTGGCGGTAACCACTCCTCTTCATTGTCAAACAAATCAGGTTTCATCGTTGATAATCTCCCCACCCAAGGCAGCATAACCTATGATATCGATCCACGAGTCATCCTTGTTAATGTCTTCTGCCAACCTAGCTAGCTTTAAAGCTATCATGCAGGCCACCACTTCCTCTGGCTCTACACTGCACTTAACTCCGTCAACATCACGCAGCTTACTGTCGAGTAGTATTGTCCAAATGTCAGCTATGCGCTGGTGATTTTTGCGAGCGGGTCCATAATCTTTAGCTCTTGGGCCATTAATTAAAAGCTGCGCGGCAGATAAAAAATACTCTCTGTCTTTTGCCATTAAATCTTTCATAGCTCAAACCTGTAGTTGGAAAATGAGTCAACAATATGAAGGGACTCCCTGGCCCTGGTCATCCCTACATAGAACGTGCGTATTTCTTCTTGAGGGTCACCCAGTCTTTTTATCACCGGGCTAGACTCCAATGATAGCAGTACGTTATCCGCCTCGCCACCTTTGGCTTTGTGTATCGTCGATATCCGAATCCTCGGCTTTCCCGACAATATAGACTCGCCCCTCCGCCGTACAGAGGTAATGTATATCCGCTCGTTCTCCGACACCTTCAGCGCATCGTACCACGGGGTCTCGGATGTCGCGGTCACACCGCACAACTTTTGCAAGTCGGTTAGATTGTAAACGGCTTCGGGGTCTAGGTTTGTAAGTTTGCGCCTGCCAGACTTGGTGATTACGGAGGGGTGTAATAATTTTTGCAGGATCTTCAAATCTTTTGGAGACACAAACTGATTTTTGCATAGCTGTAGCCAGACCTCTATCCCGTTCAACACATTTGATGATATGGACCAACCAGCCCCACCATCACGCCAGAACAGAAATCCTTGCTCCTTGAGCATGGTCGCAATTCTGTTTGCAATGTTGTTGGTTCTTGCAAGGATAAGCCACTCGCCAGTTGTTATGTCCACGTCAAGGATATCATGGTGCCAAACAACCGATCCAGCTTTATCGGTGGGTGACCACACCTTTTGCTGACGCATATCCAAGCCCTTAACCATACCGTCTGCTAAGTCATACACCTGTCTTGGAAGACGGTATGACTTATCCAATACTACCTTATGTTCTGATGCGTTAAGGAAGTCTGCCACGTTTACACCCATCCAGGAGTAGATACATTGGTCGTCATCTCCTGCATAGTACACACGCTTGGCGTTGGGTTTGATAACCTCATGTATCATACGCCACTGTAGTGGGACCAAATCCTGTGCCTCATCGATTATCAGCACGTCAAACAAGGGGCAATCACCACGGACCACGAACCTTTCGATCATGTCCACAAAGTCTATCTTGTCCGTTTGTTTCTTGTAGTCTGTGATTACCTGATCAACCAGCTTGAGTTGCTGATAGTGCAGGCGATTGTTGCCCCACTCCTTGTTGAACTGATCCTCAAGCGAATTACCTGTTACACGAGCCAACTGTATGATGCTGTGATACTGATCACCAAGAGCCTGCCCCGGTGAGAACAAGACACCCTCATCAGATTTAAGTGATGCCGTTGACTGCATGGGTAGCCCGAGCAAATCTCCTATCTTGTTGTAGTCATGCCCCTTCAAAACATTCTGACTGTTCATGCCCAGCACATTGAAAGCGAACGAATGCAAGGTACGAAACCATATCATTTGTTGATCATCGATACCTAAACTCTGTGCCGCACGTTCCCGTGCCTCCTCCGCTGCTTTCTTGCTGAAGGACATAAATGCGATCCTGTCGGGCGCTGTACCACGGTCCAGTTCATCCCTCACGATGTTGATGAGCCGAGTTGTCTTGCCTGTACCTGGGGGTCCAAAAATTGTAGTTTCCATTAGAACGGCACCTCATCTTCTTGCACCTTGATAGCTGGGACTTCTACCTCATCGACATACGATGGCACCCACCACACCCGTATCTGCTTCTGATCTCCTCGTGACGTGGGGAATCTTCTAGTGCCATTTGCCACCGCACCATTGTTCAACTCCTTCAGTCGCTCCTGTACTTGACCACGACTGTAGCTATCGAACTTGTGGTTGCGCAAAAATTTCATCAAAGCTTCGATCTTGAAGTACGTTAGACCGTCCTCGTCTGTGAACGGTTTGCCAAGTGATATCTCCTCTGCGGACTGCGCTTGAACACGACCATCGCAATAGGCTTCAACAAGTTCGTTGAACTGACCTTTGTATGTGAGTTCATGCGGCACTTCGATGTGATTCATGTTCTCCATCAGCATCGTGACGATGGCCTGCCAATCATGCATCTTCATCATCGGTGGCATAACATGTATCTGTTCCATGCATGCCTTTTGAAAACGCTGTGGCGTTTGCAGATCATCCGTTGTTAACTCGACACGCCTACCACCAACATCGCAAAACCAAACAGGAGGCTCCGACTTGACCACGCATAGCCCTGTAACGTCGATAGACGTTGACTGGTAGCCGATACCAAACTTCTTAGTCTTGCATAGCGTTTTGTTGCAAAAGCTCTTGAGTGGCTCTTGGTCGCACGGGAAACCGTATTCCTTTTTTTCATGCTGACTTTGGATTGTCACAACCTCTGATGCAGGCAGTGATGGCGTACAAAACTTCTGATTTATTTCCTCAAGGCGCTGCTTCCAGTTGTCAGGGCTTTCTTTCTTACACCCGACTGCCGCTGCAAACATAACTGTGTTGCGTGTGCCTTCGGGAATACCCTGCCCGAACATGCAGTTCAGGCAGGGTGCCCACTCCTTGAACTCGTCTTCAACAACGCCAAACGCTAAACCACCAAAAACATCTGGCGTAGTCGTGCGGGAGCTAACGAGATCAAGAAATTCCTCAAGACTTGCAGGCTCACCATCCTCGCGAATCGCATGCCGCAACGTCTGTTCAGCGTCAAAGTATGGTAGGTTGATGAAGTTGCCCACATCACCACGCTCCACCAATAACTGCTCCTGCTTAGGGAATATCTCACAACCACCAAACCCTATAAACGCAGCAATCTCTGATGCCTTATCACGAAACTCACCTGCGCTCATAAATTCTGTAAAAAAGAAAAAGACATGTGCCCCACCAGACTTTGATCTGCACACCACACACGGAACCTCCATGTCGCGCAGCTTGTTGTCCAGAGCCACAAGATCAAGTGGATACTCATCGATATCGATGGCCCCAAACTTACACTTGTTGTCCTCGTTTATTGGTATTGAACCCACCCCATTAGTGCCGTTGAGGTGCGCTCTTATAAGATCAATTGTCAGGGGCTTGCGTACAATAAATGAATTGGCTTTCTGCTTACCCGCTCGTCGTTCATTCGATATTTGTGTCTGTCCATGCGCTGCACTAAAGCCTTCAAATGCAGCCATGAACCTTTGGTCCAGGTTCATAACCGTTCCCCTTGGTTGGTTTAGGGCAGGGGGGTGAGAGTTCCGGTATCTGAGATAGCATCTCCGGGTCCGTCATAGAACATCCCTTGGGTTTTGCCTCCCCCCTGTCAGGCAAATTTATTACCGGATCCCGTTAGAATGGTATTTCGTCTCCGTCGCTAGGATTGGCAGAGGTCATCTCCTCGGCAGTTCCAGCGGAGGTTTTTATATCCCCCTTACGGAACTTATCGTAGATTCCCTTGGCCTCCTTGATAGCGTCTTGACTTACCGCATCCATACCAAGGGGAGAGATAGTGTAATTAAACCAAGAACCCTTATCGTTACTCTCCTGCACTGTCTTAATATTCCAAACAGTTGCCCACATGGGTGGAGTAAACAGACCCTTTTCAGGGTGCATAATCTTCATGCCAGCGCGACGAGTATTCCACTGTTTCGCAACTTTCATCTGAGTCTTTTTCATATCAAGAATCATCTGCTGCGGTATCCCATCGGCCCCGACGGCAACGATAAGAAACTGCGCACACCGGACAAGCTCGTTACCGTTTGGCAACATTTCCTGTGCCCCGACACGCTGGGCCTGACTTACATCAGGGCTATTGGCATCGATCTCGCCCAAGAAACCTCCACCAGACTCACGCAGTTGGAACTCCAAGAGCTTGACCTCATAGGCACAAGGAATGATAGACACGCCCTCGTCAGCATCCCAATACTGCCCCGTTACAGTATTAAAAATATCCCCAGCCGACGCACCCTTAATAAACTTCGGGTCAGTCTTAATTAACTGAGGAGACAGTGGCTGCAAAATCCGCATAAACGGAATCTGCATATCCTCAACACCTATGTTTTCCATACCCTGACCTGCGTTTGCAAACAGATCATCCATAACATTTGCGGGTAGCGACTCCGCCTTTTGCGCTACTGCTGTACTACTAGCCATCTTTCTACGTCCTCGTAATTTTCGTTTCATGTCCTACAAATACACCGAATGTGTCGAAGTCAATGTCTTGACCAGACTCAATCCGATTGCGAACCCACGCCTTCAAAGTCTGTGGGTGTACATGCGTTTTCTGTGCGGGGTCCAAGCCATACTCTTGGCGCAGACCTTCGACAACAGAACCAGCCAGGTTATCCTGACCAGTGTTGAAAGACACAGTCACATCATGTTTGATAATATCGCCCTCGCCTATTGAGCGTAGCCACTCAAAGGCTTGGTCACGATTGTTCTCATCGATCCGAGCATGAACGACCTGACGGACAGACACCTTGTTACCACCCACGGTAACACTGTCCATGTCCATCTCCCGCATCAACTCGGGGATGTCTTGCATGCTTACCTTTTTCTTCTGAGCTTTTAAATCTTTGAGGTATTTCTCAGCCTCAGAGATTTTGTCGTCTAGGTGGAGTGACTCTCGCACCAGACTTGATAGACGAGAACCTTTGCCCTCATCAACACTGTCGAACTTTTTAGCATCGACCTCTTCTTCTATTAGCGAAAACACATCGCTCATCACATACCTCCATGTATAATCGTTCTAAAGTTTACGCCCTTCGGCTCTAGGTCCGCCCGGTCAGACCGAGGTGCTTCAAATCTGACCAGACGGAAACGGGGTTATACATATTCCAACAGTGTACTGCAACCCCAAAATGTACACCGTAACTAAACTACTATTTATTATCATGATTCTCAACATCACCGTCAAAATGCCGAGCCTGCCAAGCATGCTTAATAATATGTGTCAGTTGTCTACTGACAGGACGATCAGCTTGCTCTGCCATTTTCACTAGAAGCTCATGCATTTCCCAAGTGATTGCCACCGACTTCCATTTTTTTGTATCCACCTGTTGTGCCTTTCTATAAATCCTGATAAGGTCACACCCTACATCACAACAAATAGAAGGGTCAACTAAAAAATGCGACCAGCTACTAAAAATAGTGACGGCAAGCGATGCGAACTTCTGGCTGCGAACTGGTTGTTCAGTCAGGGCTGCTTTGTTTACTCTCCGTTTCTTGAGCAAGGACCAGTTGACCTAATAGCCATCAATCCTGATGGTGAGGTGTTGTTGTTTGATGTTAAGAAGGTTGCACGACGGGACAATGGATCTATCATTTCTCGGATGCTAACAGACACGCAACGTAAACTGGGTGTAAAGCTAATGTATGTAGACATGGAGGCTAACATCTGCGGACTATACCCACACCAGATCGGCGGATCACGGTCCAAACAAAGTGAAATATGTCGTAAAATTGCAGAGGAAAAGGCATCTAATCGACACTTCAACGGGGGGAAAGTTCCAACCATTGACGAGCTTGTTCACCCAGAGTCTTCGCGGACAAATCAATCTTGTTCCGAAGGGAGCTAACGATGTGCTTGTCGATAGACGATGGTGTAAGCAGATCAACATAGGTAACTGACTTATGCTGACCGATACGGTGGCATCGATCCTCGGATTGTATACGGCTCTCAAGGTTGAAGTCATTGGCGTAGTAGATCACGTTCGATGCTGCGGTCAGCGTTAGACCACGGCCCGCTGTCTGTGGGTTGCCTACAAAAAACCGTACAGACTCATCGTTCTGAAACTTTTGTATGGCCTCTTGCCTTGCATCATCGCTTGTGTCCCCAAAATAGGTAACCACGGACCCCGGTCCATGAACTCTTGCGATCTCGGATTCTATCTTGCGTATGTCGTAGCGGAATCGTGACCAAATTATGACCTTGCCAGTCATCTCCTCAACGGCTTCCATCATCGCATCAATGCGCTTGCTGGGTATTTCAACCAACTCACCATCGTCGGTCTTGATATGTCCACACAAGACTTGTTGCAGGCGGAGTAGTTGTGTGATTACAGCGGGCGCAGATACCAACTCACCATCGTCCAGCAGGGCAATGGCATGCTTTTTGAGTGACATGTAATACTGACGCTGCTCGTCTGTCACTGATACCTGTCTGGTTGTGTATATCTTAGCAGGCAGGTCTAATGCATCCTCCTTTGTCACACGAAAAGTAAACCTGTCCAGCTTGTCTGTTAACTCCTCAAGATTTCTGTACCCGACTACCATTTGAAAACTATGCCCACCCATGCGCTGCGTTTTAGTAATCGCATACCGCCCCTGAAATGAGTAGTAGGAGTCAAAGCCCAGCAGATTCTTGTCAAGAAACCCACACTGTGCGTACAAATCCATTGGTGACTTGGTGACAGGTGATCCGGTCAGGATGCGTCTGTAACTAGCTTTCGCACCGACACGCACCAGGCTCTTAGTTCGCTTGGCCTTGGGGTTCTTGATTGTAGTAGACTCATCGACAGCAAGTAGGAACGCACTGTTTTTTGTGAAAAGCTCCACAAACGCTGGCAGCTTTTTAGTTGCAAATCCCTCGACGTTTGCCAACAGGATGCGGAGGACACCACGCTCCTCAACACCGTCCCCCAGCCTCTTGGCCTGTGTCTTGTTGGGACTCGGATTCCATACATAAACCTCGTGCGGAATCTGATCGGGTAGGTGCGCTGGTATCTCCGACGTTTCCCAGTTACGGTAAACACCTTTGGGCGCAACAATAACAGCCGTGTCGATGAGACCCTGCTCGTACAGCCAAACGGCGTTGTCAATAAGTACCTTCGACTTACCACACCCCATCTCCATGAAGTAACCGTAGTTTATTTTGTCGTGCGAACGCCTCAGAGCTTCAAGCTGATGCTTGTAAGGCTCGGTCTTGAATGTAAACATATGAGATTAATCGTCGCTAATACTGTTGTTTTCAAGGATCGATTTTTTGGCGACCTCAAGATAAAACAAAATGTCTGCCACATCGTTTTGTGTGGTTAACATTTTAACCGTACCATCATCTGTTGACCCCAATATCACAACATCGGTCAGCACTTCTGACGCAGTAGCACATAACCTAGCTACATCATCAGCGATCAAATCCTCATCCGGTGTAAACAACACCTCTAAATTGTCCTTATTCGGTACTATGTAACCATTGGGTTCTTGTAAGTAATGAATATTATCGCTCATGTTTTATCCTCTTAACATTCGGTTCCAAGCAGACTCAAGGCGCTGCCTGTCAGCCTCCGTGTAATCGTGAGGATAATCGGTCATGTAATCAAGTTTGAACCTTATTGCGTCCTCAACAATACTCATAGCCTGGGGCCATTCCATTAACGGCTTGGTCATGGACTCCTCGCATATTTCCTGCTCACTGGCTGTCAATCTTGTTGCATGCATGTCAGTCTCCTCAGACTTAACATCTGACATATCATGAGTTGAACTCCATATCCACCCACACTGCTTACATTGATTGTTTGAACCTTGCAAACCAACATGACATCTGGGGCACAAACCATCCCTGATAATTTTTGCCCAGCTTCCATCACCCTGTATAATCAATGTTGTGTCTCCTCTTCTGCCGCCTCTACGTTTTCCTCCGCGCAACGTATCGCTGCTGAAATAAGACGTAGCGCGGACATAGAGTCATACTTATTGTTCAGCATCAGAAGTGACACACCAGACGTAAGCAATAAATATGCCGCAAAGTCTGTGTCCAAATCTAATTTGCAGTAATACTCCATGACCTCGTTTAGTTTATGCGCGGCCTTGTTAGCCGTCTCAACAGACATATCGTCTGGCTTCATAACTTTCTTCATCATTGATCTCCTCAACACAATAATCTGCGCCAATCCATTCTCCACATTCTGGGCAATCTGAACCATCCTCCCCTTTATCGCCATGAAACCCTATTTGACAAAAAGGGCAGACACAAAAAGGAAGATTTCTACTTGATAGTTTCATAATTTTTTCCTCAAACCTTTCAGTGGTATTGGTTTTGCGTTCGTAACTTTACCTCTGCGCACGATGTATCCGTTCATGTTCTCGCAAGTTTTTGGAGTCTGATACGGCTCCTCTTGAAAATATGGATCAACTGTTGTGCCCATAATTACGTCAAAATCTGGATCAACCGTGCATTCAAACATCCAGCCATTGTACGCCCTTAAATGAAGCATCCATACTCTCCTTGGCAACAGTCATCAATGACGCTGGAACACGATGCACACTGCACATGTCCATGCACTTCAATCCTACCCGTTGCTCCGCACCTTGGGCAACGCCCAGCATCTGCCATTTCTTGCTGATGCTGACGCAATATCTCATCGTCCCGCTTGTCTGGGATAACGTGATGCTTGCGTATTTCGCGCCAGTTTGGATCTCGTTGTTTCATTTTTTATCTCCTTCAACCGACAACCAGCGCACTGATATTTGTCAGTATAAGTGTCCGCTGGGGCTTTCTTACATGTCTCACAGTTTGGTCTCATATCACACCTACTTGTGGTCTGCGTATTCGACTCGTATGCACACAGCCTCATGGTTGTCAGGTAGATCGTCCCAGAACAATGTTGTCGCCGCTAGATGGCACTCAGCTATCGTGTCATAGGTTCCGATACTACTTGGAACAAACTCGTTAACACTTACTGCCCTCAAGATTACCAGAACCCATACCACTTTCACTCGTCATCCTCCTCACGAATGCGCTTGATCTTGCTGCCAACAACATCAATAAAGTTCAAACCTTTCCTGTCGGTTGATTTTCTACGTTTCTTCAACCTATTTTTTGCCAAGGCCAGCGCATGATCCTCGTTCATAGCCCTGATCTTATATTTTTTTTCATAGGTGACATAGACCGTTACATCAAACGTCTGATAATAATAATAATCAGGAGTCCTGCTCATCAGACTCCTCCTCAATTACATCCTCTGCCAACACATAATCTACATAGTACCAACCACGCTTGGTTGGTGAGGCAAGATCAAACATACTTTCAATCTTTTCAATAGACTCACGCAGGTTCCTG